ATAAAGGAAAAACCAGAAACGGCATCAGATTCTCTGTCCCCGGAAGTAGGGCATCAGGAGATATGAACACCGCCTTAGGAAACTGTGTCCTAATGATAGGCACACTAATGGCGTTCTTCAAGAAATACCAATATCCTTACCAAATCCTAGACGATGGAGACGATTGCTTACTAATGGTACCAAAACGTGTATTTAAAGAATTCGAACTAAACCTAAAATCTCACTTCAAAAACACATGCCACGACATTAAAATAGAAGACTACGGAGATAATATTGACAATGTAATATTTTGTCAAGCACACCTAATGTATACTCAAAATGGCCCCATGATGTGTAGAATCATGGACCGAATGCTGTCAAGAACGTTCTGCGGAGGTTCGAATTTAAGCAATAAACCGGATGATTATTTTGCTACCATAGGGTTAGCAATGATGATAATGAACCGAGGAGTACCAGTTTACTGGCATTATGGTTTCTTTCTCTTTGCTCTCGGGGTCAAATCTGGAGGAGTATTCAAAGAACATTTGTTAGAATACAAAATGAAGCATATTAAAGAAGGCTTCAACTACTCCTACCTTGAACCTACATCACAAGGCAGACTACAATACCAAAACCTATTTGGCGTTACTATTAGTGAACAAGTTGCATTAGAAAACCTTCTAGTAAATTCGGATCTTCAACTCACAAACAAACTTCAAGCACTAACCCCAGATTTCACTTTAGCACTTAGGACGTCCGCTAATGAAATTTTTCAAGTTAACCGAGATAAGGTGCAAGATAAAAATTTCGACAGAAGCTATCAAACAATTAGACAGCAGTATGCGATCAACAAAGAAAGAACGAAAAGAAGTAAAGAAGGCCGTGAGAGAAATCAAGTCGGCAACAACATCCCTGAGAAGGGCATCACACAAGTCTGAGAAACAGACACAGAAGACTGCACCAGGTCATGGAAGAAGGGCAAACAAGAAAAGAGGAATGCCGACCTATGCAGGAGAGATTGAGAGGGCTGTTGGCTCTCACTTCTTCCCGGAGAACTACCCTCCAATGCCTACTAGAGATAGGTACACCATGGACTACTACCCGCTGACTGATCATACTGTTAATGATCCAGGAGCATACTACAACGGAAC